GGTCTTAGCAACTCACCCCGATCATATAGAAAAAGTAAGTTTTCTACAGTCATATAACCAGCTTGAACTATCTGCATTAATTTCACAGCTTCATCTGCTGACATTTGTTCGGCAAAAAAATCATCATTAAGAATAATTTCTTCATCAGTTTGTTCTGAACCCATCCAAGCTGTTAACAATCCAAGTGCTTGAGTTAAGCCTCTGTTTAAAGAATCCGTAATCCCTGCCAATGTTGCTTGATCCCCAGCAGTTCTAAGCCTAACAGTATCAGCCGCTTCAGCCGATGACTTTTGTTTTTCTAATAATCTCCCTCCCAAAGCCGCCATTTTTGCTTCATCTTCTTCAAGAGCTTTTTGCATCACCCCAAGCCCTTCGCCTTTAAATTCTAAAAATGATGCTTTGGCATCTGAATCTTCTGACCACCAAGCTGTTGCTGGACCAATCCTATAACCATCATTTGACTTAGGGAACCCAGCCGCTACGGGTGTGGGAAGCCCAGTATAATGTAATCCATGATTATAATCGCAACTGAGTCTCCAGTGGTGGATATTTACATCAATTAAATCCAATAAAGGGGGTTTCTCAACACTCATACCAATCAAATTGCTATTAATACATACAAACGGAATATAGTCTAATGAAGCTCCTGATACCGTTGGAACTGTTTCTTCTACTAAAATATAATCTTCTTTATTAGCACCTTGATTGATTTTCACATAAACACGAACCGTATAAACACCTTCTTCCAAAAGTAAAACCCTTATACGTTGCTGTTCCTTAGATATATAGGGATCATCTTCTTCTTCAACGTAACCAATTTCTGCTAAAACTATCATAGAAATAACAGATTTACCACCAACTCTTTTTACTTCCCAATTAATAATATTTTCAGCAATATAAGGGACAAGATATGGACGAGATTCTTCTTCTGAGTAATCACAAAGCAATCCATATCTACCAGTTACAAGCATTTCCCTCATAGCTTCTTTAGATAATCCTTCAAAATTTAAATCTGTTAAAGTTACATCGGCTAATATATTATCAAGATTATTTGCTACAATGGTCGGCTCTCTCCTAAAACAAGAACCGATCATCCCATGAATTGTTCTTGCTGTAGCATTAAAATACAATCCTCTTTTTAGATAATTGATATAGCCAACTGAATCTTGCAAATCCAAGGGAGGGACATAATCAGCACCATTTTCTATTAATGATTCTTGCCCTTGGTACGCGTCCCTACATTTTTGCCATTGATTTTGGATACTTTCATATTCAGAATTAAATGAATCTACTGGCATTATAATCCCCTAACTTGTGTGATTCCACCTTCATTGCGTCCAATAAATAAATCAGTTAAACCCCAGACAAGTGCGTCAAGCCTATCTGGGGATTCTCTATTATCATGAGTATAAGTACAAAGTTGGTCTTCAAGTTCTGCAAACATCCCACAGTG